GCTCCAAGAATAGGAACTTTATTCAACTCCTTGTATGCAACCCCTCCAATAGTTCCTTGGTTTACTGATCCGTTCAAGTAGTAACTTACAGAACCTCCTCCACCGCTTGATTCTGGGAAGTCAGCCAAGCTACCATCGCCTCGAATATATTGAGATACAGTTCCTGCACCTGCTACACCTATAGTGCCGTTAGCGGTCAAAGGAGAATTAGACACAGTAAACGCAGAAGGCATAGTAAGACCAACCGAGTTCAACGAACTGCCTGGAGGGTTAACAGGAGGTAATGGTTCGCCTTCAATAGACCCTGCACTACTCGGAGATACGCCTGTTCTTACTTTGGTCGCTCTATAAAATTTACCTGGTACGTCTGCCATATTAACTTCCTATTTCTTCTAATCTTGCTAATTCTAATCTCCAACTATTCGCCATTAAATCTACCTCCATTGCAACTACCATCCAATAGTACCCATCGTATTCGATGTTCTGATATGGCTTAATCTCCAATGGATTGGCAGCGTTTCTAGGCAATGTCAAAATCAATCTAGGGTTTTGCTTACCCTTAATGTTTGCTAACTCCTGAAGGAATATCTGAATCAATGGTACTGATTCGACACCATCCCTAGACCAAGCCTGAGAATTTGGATACCCATATCCAACCAAGTCGAGCCGTATAGCACTGCTCGAGTTCTCTGTGTCAACATCACCGATTTTAAACTTGACATCGGGATATACGTTTGAGTACGATTCATCTGTTACAAATTTTTCTGAAATCTCTTCTGTCGCAAAGGCATCGTTTTCCTCGATTTTAAGCGACATATTTCTGTATCCTACTGTGTACTTATCTACAGAAGCTGAGTTGGTTGTAATGGTCTGATATAGCCTGATAATGACATTTCCATCTTCAGGTACTACTACGTTAGTAATATCTAGCTTATTCCAAGCATACATTGATCCCATAGGGAACTGCATGATTGTAAAAGTATTTGTCCATGTAAACACGTCAACCCCATCAAATGATAGGTAGCTAGATCCGATGTTTATCAAAACTCCTGCAAAAGTGTTTGGTCTTGGTAAATCTCCACTAAATCTAGGCTCAAAGATAAACTCAATCTGAAAGCTTAATGTGTTAGCCAAGTCCTGAGCAATAGGAATGGCTTGACCTGTTCTTGTAGTATCAAGCTCTATAAATGACAAATAAGTGTCAGCAGTTCCACTTACAGCAGAAGTTCCCCATATTTTACAATACTCACCTAAAGCATCAGCAACATACTGAATCCTTGCAGGGTTAATTCCTGTAGGATAAGATGCAGGCTGACCACTAGGAATAGCACTAATGTAGTTCCAAACTCTAAGCTGATAAACACCTGGATATGCACTTCCTGGTAAATTAAACTCCCAAGAATCTACAGAAAACGGTTCCTCATAGATACCTCCACGAGATGAATAGTCCAATACACCAAGCTCTAGTGTTCCTGTAAACTCTGTGTAAACAGGTCTGCCTGTACGCTGTCCTGCGGTAAACTTACAGGATACATCCATGCCAGGAGTTATGGTAGTAATACCTTCTCTAGTAGCGTCTGTGTTGTAGTTAAATAGCCTGTAGCTATCCTTGGCTAACTCAGGCAAAGAAATAATGTAGAACTCATTCTTCCACAAAAATACTCTGCAAAGAAATGGCTTTAGCAATGCTTCTAAGAACTCAGAAATATAAACAGATGTGTTCTCAGTAATGCCATTGCTTGAAAGATACAAAGGTATCTCACCATCTGTAAACACAGCATTGGAAGGAATTAGCAGCTGCTCAAATACCCCATCGTTAGTATCAAGCCTTGTCTCGTAAATTTCACAAGCCATGTTGATAGGTCTTAAAACAGGGAATGTTTGACTTAATGCACCAAAGAAACCACCAACAAATGTATTGCCTGAGAATCCATCGAAATACTGCTCGTTTACTCTCTTAGAATCAAAAGAGTTAAATCCATCAGAAGCTGTGAACTCCATTACTTCTGTAATGCCTACCTCATTGATAGTTAAAGTAGAGTTGTTGATGTAGCCTTCCCAAAATAAGTCACCATCAATAAGCAACTTAACCTGCCACTTTCTATAGCCTCCTTCAAGAATTTCAAAGTATTCGTCACGAGTACCTACTAATCCAAAGTTCAAGAAACTTCTTACTATCGGCTCAATCTCATCAGCACCAAAGTTTCCCCATCTGAATTGAAATCCTGCTGTTTGTTTTTCAGTAGCAGAACCAACATATCCGTACTCATAAATCTCTAGTCTGATAAGTTGAAGAGACTGATCCTCCGTTTCAGAGAAGTACTTTAGTTCGTAATCTGTATCGCTAGGGGTAAAGGTACCTGTTAGATTAACTCTAAGTTTAACATCCCTTGATGGCATGGTAAATGTCCAAGGGTTTGTGCCTGAAATTAAAAATCCATTATTTATGTCATAACCAATAAGGCTAAACCCTGAATCAAAGGTCCCTAGAATGGTTAAGCTAGTACCTTCCTCGTAGAATAGCTCAGGAGGATTACCATTTACAGTTATCGTACCTGTTCCGTTAACTATTGCCCAGCTGAATCTATATTGTGCCATTGGTCAAAAATACGAAAAAAAATAAGGATTCTCTTGACTTAGAATTTTCAATCTAGTATTATTGGGTCATAATGAGACGAACACTAAACGAAAGCAGTACTATAATTGCTAAAACCATTGCTGAAATCAGGTCACATGGTTCTGAGATAACAGAAGAATTAATCGAAAGGACTTGCATCAACTACGAGATTGATGAAGATGTAGTCCGCAAGATTGCAGGCTTTAAGAAAAGAGTAACATAGTTTTATTGGGTTTTGAGTTTGTAAAGACCTTGGTTTATGACCAAGGTTTTTTTTATCTCAATCCTCTTCTTATTTGAGCTTGCTCTACAAAGAATAGCAAATCATCAGGACCTTTTAGTCTAATATCTACCCCGTAGTTCGATGCCGACATAGAAGCTCCTGAGTAGTCCATAGAAGGCAACTGAGGCACGATAATTCCATTCGTATTAGGAACAAACAGCTCAGGTCTGCGTTCTCCTACAATGTAGGCTCTGCCCTTAGATACAGGACCACCGAACTCTCTGTTCGTGAATGTAGAGCCTACTCCTGGGGATGCTGATCCGCCACTACCTGTTTTTGAAAAAGCAGAACTAATAACAGCTACTGCTCCTGCAATTAATACAGGAAGTAATGCAAGTCCAACAGGCCCTAATGCTTCAGCAAATTTAGTTCCTTGCTTTATACCACTAGATATTGATTCTGCTTTATCAGCCGCAATGTTTTTACCAGCATTACTTAAATTAGAATCAGCTTGTTTAGATAGTGCTGCAATAATTTTAGGAGTCTGAGAAAGCAGAGTAGTGACAAAACCTCTTAATGCTCTATCTCCGATATTTAACGAAGCAGCAATTCCTGCTCCAAGAGAACTGAATGCATCTACAATAGCATTAATAGTTTCTGTAGTCTGGTCTTTAGTATTAGTTAATTCTTGAAGCTGAATTCTTAAATTAGCAATCTGTTCATTATATTTAGCAGGATCACTTGTTACTTCTCGTAATCTCTCTATGTCAGCAATTTTTTGTTGTAAACCCTCTATTTTTCCAATAGGAGGAACGTCTGGTGTTATTCCAGCTGCAGTTTCAGTTGGAATAGGTACATCAGTTTCTTTTCTTTTTGATGCAATAGATCCAATTAATTTATCAATTTCTGCAAGTTTTTGCTCATATATAGCTAATAATGTTGGATTAAAACCTACATCTCCAGCTTGCTTTAAACTTGCTATAGATTCAAATAATGTCTTTTGAGTTTTTGTAAGACCTTCAGTTAATTCTTTAGATAAATCGATTTTTTGATTAAATCTATCAATTATTTGAGCTTGTAAATCAAATTCTTTAGTTGTTTCCTTTGCTGATTGAGTATTAGAATCAATTAAACCTCCAGCTTTTTCAATTTCAGCAGGTATTTTTGCTTCAATAGATAATGTTTCTAATGCTATTTTTTTTCTTTCTTCAGCACTATCAACAGTTTGTTGAATTAAATCATTTAATTCTGCTTCAATTTTATTAGCTTCAATGTTACTAGCCGTAAATTGACCAGCAACTTTAAGTGCACTTGTTTGCTCACCAATTCTTGCTTTTTCTAACTCAGCTCTCTTAGCTAAAATTTCTAATGCTCTTTGTTCTTCTTGAAGTAATAAGGTTAAAGTTTTTTTCTCATTTTCAGTAATTGTTTGACTAAATGCAACTGCCTTAGATTTAGCAATTATGCTTTTTGTAACTTTATCATAAGCGTCACCTACATTACCTAAAAGAATCTGCTCATCTGTATAACCTTTTAATAAACCAGGATATTCTTCTTTTATTTTTTTTACAGCTAATAACCTTTGTTCATCGCTTAATTTAACATTCTCTGCTTGAAGTCGTAATAACTTTAATGCTTGAATTTCAGTCTGAGCTGATTGAGCCCCTTCTAATTGAGCCTTACTAACACCATCAAGATTATTTTTAAAATCTTCAAGCTCTTTGTTCAAATCCTTAGTTTCTTCAGCAGAATCAAAAGCACCTAATTGATATGCTGTAAAAGCTGCTGTAACAGCAGAAACACCTAAAATAACTAGGTTTGTTCCTGTAAATAAACTTTTAAAAAATGTACCTAAAGCAGCTGCTGTACTTCCAGTAGTAACTCTTAAAGCAGATAGCTGTTCTGCAAACTGCTGAATGTTGTTAGCAACACCAATAATACCAAAAGGAGCATCCTGAATGATTCGGTTAAATGCAATGGCTGATCCACCTGCTGCACCTGCTGATACTCTAAACTTATTAAATGATTGAGAAGCATTATTTGCAAAGTTTTTACTTTTAGTAGCAATACTATCTAATTGCTGCTCAGTTTCTTCAAGAGCATTGTTTAAACCTTGAGTTGCACCTTGAGATTCAGATCCAAATTTCTTTAAATCTTTTTCAACTTGATTTATGGCGGATTTTATGCCTTTTATATCAAGGGTAAACTTTAATACTATTTCATTAGCGTTCATGACTCAAAAATACTAATTTTTAGCCATCTTATCTAAGAACGCCTGCCGTCTAGCTTTTATGAAATTTGCATCTAGTTTTTTCCCGTTATTATCCGTAGGTAAAGGGAAGTATTGTTGAATAGACTTGTTAGGACTTTTCTTAGGAATAGAAGTATAAACTTGGTATGCAACCAATCTATATTTCTCCCACTCTCTCGCTTGACTAGTCTGATGACCTCGTAGAGTAAGTATTGTTTCTGCAAAAGTCATTTCATAAAAATTTTTAGGAAGTATGCCTACTTCACCAAAGATTTCTTGGCAGATTTCGTACCACGTTGATTTTTTTTTTCAAAAGCTTGACTTTGTTCTACTTCTTGTATAGCAGGTAAATCAACACCCATAGATTTCCAAAAAGTATTCCATACAGAATAGATTTCATCTCCACTTAACTCAGAGATCCATTCACCTACCTGCTCAGCGGTTGCAGTCTTAGTAAATCCAACAACATAGTCGTTTCCAATAAGTCCTGCGTAGATTAAGGTTTTAACCAACAAATAATGATTCTCTTCATTAAGTTTCATTATCCGATTTAGCAAGTCCTCAGTTTCAAAATTGGCTTGCTCTCCGTTGTAAATTATCTTAGCCAATTCGATGGCTGAAAAGTTGTTAAACCGCAAGGTTCGTTCCTGACCTCCGATTTTTAGATTCATGATTCCTGTCATGCCGTAAATTTAATAATTAAAACCAAAAAAAAAACCCCTCACAACGAGGGGCTTTAACTAAACACAAACACGGAAAACAGGAAATTCTTAGATTGAATCAGAGATAGGTCCAGAACCAGTTATGGTTACAGAGAATGTCTGATATTCAGGAGAAGTAGCAGTCTCGTCAAATTGGGAGATAAAACCTTCACCATATCTTAGGTAGCTATTATCTTCAGTAGCAATTTTAAATTTCTTAACAACTCGATCTACAACATAACCGAAAATATCAGATGCAGAAACTTCTAATGCTCCTGGGTTAGTATTCACATCGCCTTCAAAGCTCATAGTCCAAGAAGCGGTAGATGGGAGGTTCTCTACAAAGTCACCAGTGCAATCGTTGTTGATTTCAGTAGCTCCAACTGAAATGGAAAGGGACTTGGAAGAAGTGCAAACCGCCAATTTCCAAGCAGGAGTTGATGTAGCAGATGTGTCAACATACACACCAATTTCTTTACTAAATAAGTATTCTGCAGCCATAGTAGTTATCAATTATTATTTCAAAGGTAATAGAAAATTTCAATTAATCAAAAGGTACTACAATGTGGAAGTAAGTTCGGATATTTCGATAAATCCAATACTCACCTGTCCGTAACTGAACGCTGTTTGAAGAGTTCAATCTAGTCTCACCTACTTCCCATCCATAGGCATTGATGTTTATGTCATCCATGTCCATTGGATTGATAATATCGTCAATATCTTCAGCAATGTCAAGAGCCTGATCCATTCCTGTTGGACGTGTAAAGCCTGTTACAATATCAACTGTAACTTCAGCGTTAAACTTCTTGCAGTCAGCGTTCTGAATCTCGTTTGTAGTGATATTTGAGATAATTACATAAGGGTAAGCAGCATTCTCAGGAATAGAAAAAGCATCGTACACAGGCACACCAATCTCGGGGTACAAAGCCTGATAGTAACCTGATTTTAACGCTTTAGATAAATCCATATTCAAAGATAAGTTTTTTTTAGCGATTGATATTAAATCCAAACCTTGAGCCTGTCTGTCGGAAGGCAAGTCTGCATCGGCAGTTAATTGTGTTATTAGGTGTAGCTCCTTGAGTTGAATCCCCAGGGTAGGCTAGTTGTTGACCTTGGACAATAAAGTTGTCCTTCAACGGAATAAAATAATTAGGGTCAGTCATAATATGAGAATCTCTAGTTCTATCATCACGAATGGCTTTCCATGCTTTCTCCCAATTCAATCCTGATGATTCTAGGGCAAATATCTGAGCCTTGCTCATGGCATTGGTAGTCTCGGTTCGTGCTATGGTGTTGGCACGCAGTTCTAGGTCCACAGAGCGTATTAGCTGCGTTATCTGCTCATCACTTAAACCTAGACCTCTCTGCTTAGAGATAAGCTCTCTAACACGCTTAATACCCGTGCTAAGGACTTCGCTAATTCTAAAGATAATGTAGGTCTGCAAGAATCCATCCATGAGTCTTCTCCAAAACGAAGTCATCTCACTTGTATCTTGAGGTTTTAGAGTACTTGCAACCTCATCATAAATGTCCTTTGTAGATATTTCTTGGTTGGTTATCGGAGCAACAATAGAGTTCCATGTTAATGTTCCCTCATCCTCCATAATAAGCTGATACATGGCCTGATAAACCATCTTTAACCCATTATCATCAACTTTGCCAATTTCTTGTCCTGTGGCAAATAAATCAGCCATTTCATTGTACTGATCTGACAACGCTCTTCTTATCAAACGAGCAAACCTCTTCTCAAAGTAAGAATGTCTTGATAAGAATATAGAGTCTGGGTAATTCATTTAGCACGCTCGTAGATTTCAACTGCTCCCCAAATTACTAAAAAAGCAATAGAAATCGACAATAAGTATGCAAATGGCTTATTGAGCCAAATAGCAATCTCTACAATCCCTGAACAGATTGCTAAACACAGAAAAGCTAGAAAGCCAATCTGTGCTAAATCCTTTAGTTTTATCATGTTTGTTTTAAAAGCTTTATGATATTTTTTACGGACTTGTTAAACTCTTCTCTTCCGTTTTTAAATAAAAATGACTTAGCTGGGATAGGAAATATAGGGTCTCCAGCACCTTTAAAATCCATAGCATATTCGGTCAATCCGTACTCTTTTAAAAAAGATTCATTTACTCCAACTCCTGTTCCAAACTCAATATATGGTGCATAATTTACACCATTTATTCCTCCTGCTTTAACCTCTACAGTCAATCCATTATTAGTTACTTCAGAACGTATAGTTTTTTCTAATTCACCTGTTTTATATCTAACATCTCTCTTGGCCGCAGATTTAGTTCTTTCAGACCATTGAACCATCTCTTCAGTAGTATTTTTTTCTACTTCTTTAAAATACTTATCTAGTTCTCTTAAAAAAGTATCTAGTCCTTCTACCTTAACTTGGACTGCCATTTCTGTTAGTGGTTTCCATTGCAGAGAACGCTCGGATAGTAATATACCTTCTCAGTGGGTCAACTTTAGGAGCCATAGAAGTAAAGTAAAACC